CTTCGGACCTCGCTTGCTGTAGGTCAATAATCTCCCGCTCAACCAAAGCAAGACCGTGTATGATGCCAGTAACATACCTATAGTGAGGGAAATCAGTTGCGATACCCCCAGCCAGATCGTCTGCATATTCATTCAGATACTTCCGGATTTTCTGCTTAATCACATCAAGTTCGGTCAAAATGCTCGCTTCCTGAAGGGTTCGATTACGGGCTGATTGCGCTGGTCAATAAGCTTTGCGGCTTCAATTTCCAGCTTGTTTTCCTTGTAGAGGGCATCGGTTTCGGCAACAAGCTGCTTCACCTTGACGGCCTCTTCCTTAATGCGGAGTTCTTCTCGCTGCATAACGGTGAGCGGATCATTCGGATCCTGCTTGGCAAGTTCCTGCTCAGCGTTGTGCTGCTGAAGGAGCCTGTCTGCCGCAACTGCCGCAAGCTTGGCAATGTCGTTCTCAACGTCAGGCGGAAGCTGCTGACCCATCTGGGGAAGGCTCACGCCAAGCTTGAGTTCAATCTGGCGGCGGTAGGAGTAGGCGAAGTGTTCGGCCAGATGGCTCTGAATCGCCCCAATAAACTGCTGTGCGTTGGGGTTTTGCGAAACAAACTGCTGGTAGATCGGATCCTGCATAAACGCCGTATGCACCTTAATGTGGGCGTCATGATCCTGTTCCGGGAACACCTGAACTGGCTTCCCAGACATAACATGCATGTTCTCGGTGACGGGGTCCGTAGAGACGGCCTGATCTTTCGGCGGCAGGATTAGATCCACGTTCGGCACGTTTAAAGCATGCAGCATCTGCTTGTGCAGCACTTCAGTGTTGTACATGCCTTCCGGGGCGTTTTGCGAAAGCTGGATGGCAGCCTGATACTGCATCACCTTCTGCGCCATAGTGGAGGCGTTCGGGTCAGACACCGGGATGATGTCAACGCGATCATCAAAGTCGGCCTGACGGCTGTAGGGCTGCTGGGGATTATCAGCAATGGCGTATTCATAATCCGGGGGCATGTACTCGCGAATCACATCAGCAATAAGCTGGAATTCGCGGCTAAGGGCTGCATGCACACGCGCCTGAACGGCACTCATAACCTTCATAGACCGCTCAAGGAGGGCTAGGGTTGTGCCGACAGGTGCTTCGGGGTTTGAATTTCCAACATCCATCTCCGCGATGGAGCCAATGCGGCGTCCCTCATCAACGAGATTGCCGAGAAGCTGATACAGCACACTCGACGGCTCCTTGTAGGGGAGGAAGGTGATTGAGTCGCGGATTGAACCTGACGCCACATCCACATCGCGGAACTCGCCCGGCATAATGGGGTTGTCATCGCCCTTGATTCGGAGCCCACGGGCCTTCAGACCGCCCGGGAGGTTGGACAGCGTTCCGGCATCAACAAGCTGGCGGAGAATCGACGTTGCCGACTTGGCAATGCCGCCAATAAGGTGAACAAGCCCCGTGCCATAGAACCCAAGCCCCGGGAGATATTGATAATGCACGAAGTATTGGCGCTTGGTGAGGGAAGGATCTCCCTCCTTCCAATTTCGACGGATCGAAAGGACGGTCTTGCTGGACTTCTCAATTGTCACAACGTAGGGCAATTCAAGCCCATCTTCATCTTCAAACCCCGGAAGATCAAGATCAACGCACATCTCAAGGATTGTGTGCCGCGTATCATCCGAGAATGATGGGGTCTCGCCCTTTACCTTATCGTACTTTTTATGTAGCGATGAGTAGTCTGGGGATGGCTCCGGAATATCAATATCCCGGTAGAAACCACTCACCTGCAATCTCCGAAGTTCGTTCGGGTACATGCGCGTTACGTGGGTGTAACGCGGGCAAGCGGCGAGATCTGTTGTGCCGTAGGCAACCACGAAGTCCTCCGCAGGCACAAAGACTGCGGCAGGGCGTTTATTGATCGTATCGTAGTATACCTTACGGAATGCGGAGCCAGCCAAGGGGAGGCGGAATAGAAGCTGTTCAGTTTCGGAGCGATAGTCACGCATCTTTTCCGTGACTACGTAGTTCATTTCCTGCTTTACGCGCTGAGCCTGCTTAAGCACCTCTTCGTCGGCCTTGCCAACGATCTTGGTTTCTACGGGGCCAGAGGAGGGGAAAACCTCCATAATAGTTTGGGCTTGGAAGCGAATCACCGCCTCAGTGAGGACGGGATGATACACGCCGCATGCGCCCGGCCAAGGAGTTGTGCGCTCCTCAATATTCAGGCCAAGGAGGTCGAGGCCCTTGATATAGGCTTCCTCCCAATCCTTGCGGGTGTTGAGGTCATCGTCAAAATCAGAAATCAAATCGGCAGCAATAGAGTCGAGGTCACCCTCCTCCATCACTTCAGCCAGATTGTCGCCATGCTCAAGGTCACCCATGCCCTCAAGTTCGGGGTCACCAAAATCAACGGTAACGCCACCCTCATCGTCGGGGGTCACGGTCGGGCCGAGATCCTCACCGGGAACGTCTACGTTGATCGGGGGTGTTTCCGGCGATACGGGGATGTAAGGTTCCATGAATCAGCTTTCTGAATTTGGCTTATTATATCAATAAAACGGTTCTTTACGGAACTTTGGCAGTTGGATCTCATCGTTTTCGTCGGTCGGGATCATAAATCCACCCTGCCGGAACCGCATCAGAGCCATCGTGACGGCGTCCACATAGTCATCGTGGTCTCCGGATGGAAACGCCGCACACTCCTCAACCACCTCTTCGGCAAACCGTTCATCCGGGGCCCAAACCACCCCAGATGCGAAGATGTCGGTGATTGCGTTTACACGCACTACCTTGTCGCCAGTGGCCCGAGTCGGTGTAAATTCTTGAACCGGGATGCCAGCATTGCGCAACTCAGCAATAAGGGGTGCGCCAGACGCCTTCTTTTCCACGATAAACATATCTGGCTGCCAGTTCTTGTGGTACTGGACGGTGGCGGCTTTTAGCTCCGGAAACTCCATCTTGTCCTTCCAAGCATCCAGAAGAATCAGATTTGGAATTGGTTTTCCGGTTGCATCCGGGTGGTTGAAGATCCCGAACGTAACGCATGCGGAGTAGTCGGAGCGTTCGGTCTTGGAGAAAGCAGTATCCATCGCAATAATGACCGCCTCGCAGACCGGGGCTTCCTCATCCTCCCAAACATTCCACCAATCTCGTTTTATGAGAGCACCCTCTTCCGAGGTGGGATCCTGCTGGTATTGTGCCGACCACTTGGAAATCGGGAGTTCGATTTTAAGCCGCTGAAGTTCGTCAATAGACCAGAATTCAGGCCAGAGCGGATCCCCAGACGGCATAATAGCCGGAAGTTCGATAACCTCCCACTCAGAAGAGCCCTCATTCCTAGCGGATGCGCTGATGATTTGTCCGGTGAGATCCCGCTTCGCCCAGCGGGTCATAACAATAACAATAGCGCCACCGGGCTGTAAACGCTGACGGGGCCCGGACGAATACCACTCAAACACCTTGTCATACACCGACACATCGAACTGGCCGACCATAGCCTCCTGTTCGGAGTGCGGATCGTCAATGATCAACAGGTCGGCACCCTTACCCGTAACCGCGCCGCCAACACCGATAGCGAAATACTCGCCGCCCTTGTTGGTGGACCAGCGACCAGCGGCCTTTGAGTCGGATTGCAAACTCACACCGGGAAACACCTTCTGGTAGTCATCAGACCCCACAAGATTCCTCACCTTACGGCCAAAGCCCACAGCCAATTCGGCAGTGTGGGCTGTCTGAATCACCTTCTTTCCGGGGTTCTTTCCAAGAAACCACGCCGGGAGGAGGTAGGAGGCAAACTCAGATTTGGTGTGGCGGGGAGGCATGTTGATGATAAGCCGCTTAAGGCTTCCATTCACCACCCGCTCGAATGCGTCTGCCATGATCTTATGATGGCGTCCGTCAATAAACCCCGGCCACATCTCTTTTACGAAGGGGAGATATGTCTCGCGAGAGGCTTCTACTCTCTTGGCTTCATCCAAAGCACGAAGAAGCCGGAGGATTTCCGGCTTCTCTGCTTCGGGGATCTTATCAATTATTTCAGAATAATCCATAAAATCCATTATATGGTGCCCGCTGAGAGAATCGAACTCCCAACCGCTGATTACAAAACAGCCGTTATACCACTTAACTAAGCGGGCTATTCATATACGATGTCATCCGGGGCTGGAAGACAGTAGGCACTTCTGCGAAATTCTTGCCAGTTGCTGTCTCCCTTGGTGAACTCGACAACAACCTGCTCACAGGTCTCTTTCTTGCTGTAGGTGCCAAGAACGGCGTCCATCTGGCAAGTGCTGCCACACACAACAAGGATGAGATACCACATCACAGCAGCCCCAGCAACCTTTCCACCTCAACCACCTTTGCAAAGTCCTGCTTCTTTTGAAACATTGTCCGACCGTGCATGATGGTTGTGCGGCACTTACCCATAATATCTCCGACTCGTAAGGGCGTGAGACTTGGGTTGTACTTAAGGATAGCCCAGTAGCAGTGGCATTTGGCCTGTTTAAACTTCTTGCCTGTGGAGCGACCAAAAAGATCGTCAACCGAGATTTCATAGGCAGTTGCGATTGCATTCATCACGGGCTCAAGAATCTTCTGATCCTTCCTAAGAGGGATCTTCTGGACCTTTGCCTTCTTCTCGCGGACTATGGAGTCTCTGTTGCGAGTGGTTATATCAATGGCACCCTTTGCAAACTTCTTCTGGGCTTGCCGAATCCTTACAATATCTTTGGATTCAGCGGTTTCTTCTTGGATCACGGTGTGTTCCCAGAAGAATTTTCCGTTTAAATGTTCTACCATCAATTCTTCAGGGCTCTTCATTCTTTTCTTCTTCTTTTGCCTTGCTTTTCTTTTCGTTGATTTTACGGGCCACATCAATAAATGTGCCGAGAGAACCCTGAAATGGGTAGTTCCCAAAATGGGAAGTTACTGCCCACGGGAAAAGCCACACATCACCACCAATTTCACGCCACTTATGGCAGAAATAGTAGTCTTCGGAGAGATATCGCTTGTCCACGATGCCTGTCTTGAAAAACGCAAACATTTCACGCTCTAATCCAAGCGAAAGATCCTTGGATTCGTCGGAAATATAGATGTTTTCGGGGAATGCCTCCTTCATCTTGCGGAACACATCCCTCTTGATAAGCATCAACCCCGTACCAGCTTCACCCACCTTGATGATTTCGCTAATTTGGGTGTCTTCGTCAAGGGACGTAAACACATACTCGCCAACAAGCCTCTCAAGCGTGGGAATATCGGTTATTCCGTTCTTGATGGCGTCAATAATAAACGGCCAACTGATGTGTTTCTTGGGATACGGGGCGCAAATAACGTCCTTGTCATAGTGAAGCATGGCAAGGATGTCTTCTGGCCGGAATTGAATGTCGGCGTCGATGAAAAGCATGTAGTCGGCATTGCTTTTTGTCAAGAATTGATCAACCAGCCCATTCCGGCCCCGGTCAATCAGGCTTTCATTCATCATAAATGCGTGTTCAAAGCCTATGCCAAGCTTGAAACAATGATCCTGAAGGCGCAAAAGGCTCGAAATATACATTGTGTTGCCAAGCCCGCCGTACATCGGGGTTGCAACCATGATGCTCTTGCCCTTTAGGCCCTTCACATCAATGAGAATCTCACCTTCACTCATCATTCAACCTGCTGATTGCCACCCCGGTTCCATGCACCCCGTTCCAAGTCATAGGCGCGGGGTTCCCCTGAATCGCCCACCGACCATACTTACACATGGCCTGAGCCTTATCCATGCATGACTCCACCGTTGGACCCCACACATATCGCGTCTCAATCACCTTAGCGGCGGATTGCGATGTACTCATATTCTCCTTCGTCCCTCTTGTGCTGGACCAAGACCACGAAACCTTCAAGATATGCCCTCCATGCTGCCATTGCTGCCTTAATCTTCTGCGGCAGTTCAGTGATTTCGCCGCCTGCCATCAGGAATTTCTGACGCTCAAGCATCAGAAACCCGTCAAAGTACACAACCTTGCTTCCCTTCTTGGCTTTTGAAAGCCAGAATTCAAAGCTGTTTTCGCTATCCACTTCCTTCAATTCATCGACCTCTTATACATCGAACTAAGAATGTCAGCCCTTAGTCCTGCGGCTGCCGTTTCAATGAATTCCAGTGCCTGAATGTCATTGTCGAACGTGTGAATATAAACACACTCACCGTCCATTGTCACGCCCAAAATCATGGACTCCACTAATTCTTCGGCTGGTTCTGACGGGGGCCTTTTTGACGTAGGCTTTTTTGTGGACTTTGTCGGCATAAATGCTCCGTTTCTTTTTAGATCCGAGACCGCCGTTGTAAAGGATTGCAGCGCGGTAAAAGTTGCCGCCAGCTTTCTTGTAGGCCATCTTCAAATACATCATACCGTAGCGAATGCCAGTGGCGCAGTGGCTTAAACCAGATGCAGAGCCTCTGTACCCAATCCCACGGGCGGTGGCGGGCTTGATCTGCATCACGCCTCTCTCCCCAGCCTTGCCAACAACATGACACCTGAACCCGCTCTCATGCATTGCAACCGATAGCGCCAAACTGACGGGAACGCCCTGCCTTATTGCCTCTGACCTAACCATATTCTGTACGGAATTCTGTACGGATTGACTGCTCATGCCCATTAGAATGGGCGAGCAAAGCAATAGCGCAAGCACTGTGAGGTGCTTCTTCATTGGCTTCTCCGTGGTTGATTGAATTTATCCGGGCGCTCTCACACTCGGGTTTTATGTGCCGGGACCATACAACCCAGTAGAGGGATCAAAGCCCTCTATATCATTGCTATTGCTTTGATCGGGGTTGTCCTCGTTATTTTCCTGATCGGGAATATTTGACCCCGTATCGCCATCATTTGCTGGTGGATCTTCCCGCTCGGGAACGTCAGGAATGTTCTGGCTTGGCGGGGTGGCCTTCTTGTCGCGCTTAACCGACTTAATCTTTGTGCCGGGGCTGTGCAGTCCAGCGCCGCCTGAGTTGCAGTCTTTGTTGGTCTTGGTGTGGGTTGCTCGCCAACAATCGGGCTTTTGTGTTCCGGTGCATGCGGCGAGGGTAGAGGCAAGAAGGATAGAGGTGGTGAGCATGAGAGCGTGGCGCTTCATGTTTGGTACTCCGTTGTTACTAGAATTCGTCTAAACGTTCATGCCACCATTTCAGGATATCTCTTGTTTCGGAGAGGCCCTGAACGGCAACCATGTCATGGAGAAGGAGTTCCAGCGTTTTGTGCTGGAGGAGGATCTTCATCTTCTTTGCGGCACGTTGTCCCGCTTCCTCAATCTCTTTATTCATTAGAGCTTATGAGCTTCCAAAACATAATCAGAAAAACAAAGGCAAAGATTGAGATGGTGATGGTGAGCCCAATCATCGCAACTGCGGCACACGCATTAAAAACCAAGTCTGTGAGTTCATTTGTCATCCCCACATTTTAACCTATTGGCGGCGACGAGACAAATAAAAAAGGGGGAGAAAATCTCCCCCTCTGGTTGCTCCGGACAGGATCCTTATTTCTTCTTAAACAAGTCCTTGAACTTGAATCCACGTTCCTTCTTGACCCGGCTTTCAGCGCCGCGCGAGGTCATGGAACGGCCACCGTAGCCTTCCTTCTCATACTGGCGCTTCTTCATGCGCTCGAAACTCGACATCGGCTTCTCAGCCTTCTTGGCGGGAGCCTTAGCGCCACCCTTCGGTGCATCCTTCTTGGGGCCAGACTTGTCAGGATTTGTTGGAGAGCCCTTCACGTTCATGCCCTGTTGCTTGTCCTTGAAGGTCTTGGCCTTGCTGGACCCAGATCCGGAGTTTGCACGATCATCGCGCGGGCCGCTTGTCAGCTTTGAATTGTTGGCCTTGGGTGCCTTCGGGCCAGCGGGTTCGCTATAAATAATCCTACGCCCCGTGTCCTTCCTGCCCTCAGCCTTTGTCTTATCGGCCCCCTGATAGAGGCCGTAGCCAGCGCCGCCCACGGCAGCACCCACGGCACCATACTTAAGGATATTACCAAGACGGCCACCAGAGCCCTTGTCGCCTGCCTTAGCGCCAATCTTGGCTACGGCACCAGCCTGCGGCCTATACTTTGTAATGCCCTTGGAGCCCTCTTTATAGGGCGTCACGGCACGGCTGCCTTGCTTGGCGGGCAAATTATCGCCACGCTTCACAAGAGCCCCAAACTTCTCGCCATCGCGGGGCGTGGAGGGGCGTGTGGCCTTGGCCTTGTCCAGCCTCGAAGTCAGTGTGCCGCTGTCCTTGCGGAACGTGTTGCGGGCCTTGGCTCCAGCCTGACGCGACTTCTCCAGCTTGTCCATGAGGAACTTCCGTCCCTTGGTCATCACTGCGCCACGCGCAACACCAGCCGCCGCGCCAGACGGGCCCGGCATCGGGGGAGGATTGGCAAGCACCTTGACCTCACCATCCTTATACATCTTCTTGAACTTCTTGAATTCTTCGTCAGCCATTTTAATTCCCTACTTCTTCTTGAATGTTTTGTTTGATTTTTTCTTCACAAGCCCGCCAGCCTTAAAGCTGGCCCGACCCGCACGGTTAACACCAACCTTGACATCTGGCGTCATGCCAGAAGCCTGAGCCCGACCAATGTTAGCCCTTAAGCCAGTGCCGAATGTCTGCTTGTCGTACCCATAATACTCGCGGTCAGCCTCCGCATCGGCGCGACCCATCTCATCATTAAATCGAGCGGCCTGCTCACGCACCTCTTGAGGTGTTCGCATGTCGTTGCTGGGCCTCCTTGGACCGCTGCGCGTATTTTGCATCCCGCCCAAGGCGTTAGAAGCCCGATCACTCACAACCCTTCGAGCAAGCGCATCGCGCTTTCCCATATAGGACTTAATGAAGTCCTCCTGATCTTTGTTTGTAAATGGCCTGTTAGGGTCGAAAGGTCCATATGCCTTGTCTGGCATAAGGCCATCCTTAAGGGGGCCTTTAAACGGACCCATTCGCCCGCGAATGTCCTCAATATCTTTTATCGCAGAAGGAAGGC